TCGATTAGTGCGCAAGCTGGATATATGGATGAGTTTACCGACTATTTGAACAAAGAAAAAACATACTTGGAGAACCTATAATGTTTTTAAATCCTTTTGTGTCCCAAGAAATAGTAGAGCATGGCATGGATGATCCGACCATTCCAGTAGTGATGCAGCCTAGTTATGCACAAGCCTATGAAGATGTCATCATTGATGGATTGATTCAGGCATTATTGACAAAGAAAAAAACTTTGCATGTTGTTTTTTTTGAGATTGGTGCAAATCATCCTGTGGCTACTAGTGCAAGTTTTCTTCTAAAAAAGAAATACAACGTGCATACAATATTGGTTGAAGCTAATCCCGACTTGATCCCCGCTTTAAAAAAGCACCGCCCAGACGATACCGTTATTCATGCAGCCGTGACAGACAAGCCTGTAAAAACTGTATCATTTGCCCGTTGTCCAGACAATGAAATATCTTCAATCAATGAAAGTTTTGTCAAGTCTTGGAAAGACGGCACAATCCTAGACAGAATTGATGTACCAGCAATCAGTATTAATCAATTAATCCAACGATTCTACATTTACGAATTTGCGGAGATAATTATGAGCATTGACATTGAAGGTCACGATTATGAAGTGTTGACGGATTTAAGATTTGATAGATTTAGACCGTTAATTATTATTGTTGAACCTAGTGAGGAATTTTCGCCTGGCACTGTTGAGAAGATGATGACATTCATGCAGAGTAAAGGGTATTCTCTCTACTCTCGCACGTTTGTTAACTTAATCTTTACTCGCTCGGAATAAGTTTTCCATCAAAAGCGTATGTACCAATGTGAGAGAGTTGGCAGTAAGGTGCAGCATAAACTTTACCGCCAAACTTTCTCCAGTTGTAACAGAAATGATAATCCTCTGACAATAACCGACCTGTTTCTGGCTCAATGCTAGTTGCAAAATACTCGGTAATTTGTTCTTGTTGTTCCATTGTGCCACCAAGATCAGCTACATCATTTAAGTAAAATGGTAAGCGGTCTTTCATTTGTTCAAACACTTCCCTCTTAATTAACATGAATCCAGTACCACCATTAAAGATTTCTACGGGCTCATTGACGGGTACAGTTACTTCCCCTACATAACCTACCAAGTTGACCACAAAACTGCCTGTATGATTCTTTAATTCAGTAATAGGCACACCATTTTGCACTGCCTTTTCTACGCTATTCCAATTAATTTCTTTCTTAGGGTAGATACCACAAATGATGTCTTTATCTTCAGCCAACAAGCGTAGAACATCTTGCGGATTGAAGTGAATATCAGCATCAATAAACAATAAATGCGTTGCTTCAGAGTGCTTCAAAAATGCGTTAGTGAGTGCGTTTCTTGCTCTGGTAATGAGTGATTCGTTGAACATAAAACTAAACGTGTTGCCGATACCATTTTGTTTAAGCATATCGCTGAGTTGCAAGAGTGATTGAACATAATATCCAGCACACATGCCGCCATACATCGGAGTTGCAATAAATAATGAAGCCATTTTGTTTTCCTTTTTAGGGTTGTTGAGAAACATGTTTAACAATCTGTCTGGTGCGGTGTAGTTGACACTGTAATACATCGTGCAATCAAAGTTAGGGTAAGCATTAGATAAATGTTGGTAAAACACTCTGTCTTCACCCCAACCACCATGATATAAAGAAGCACATACATTAGGTAATAACGATCCTCGAATACAATAACAATTCATATCAACAAATTGAATGTCAGTGCCAATTGCGTTACCTAGTTTACCTAATGATTCACATTGATCAAGGCATACATACTCAGCTTTCTGATTATATATTTGACGTAAAGAATAACACCAATCTAAATTTTGTGACTCGCACAATGACACCATTGAATTAATGTGGTCTTCACCAAACCAGTTATCTTCGTCAAGAAAAAACACAAAATCAGCATTAACCATAAATGGGATACCAGCATAAATTCTCTGCCCGTTCCATAAAATACCGTCTGCCCTTCCCGTATTTTCTGGCAAATTAATTACGACATCCCCGCCACAAGAAAAATCGGGATTTCCATCATTAATAATCCAATGTGTGATTTTTACAGTAGGATCAACTATCTGATCTTTGACTGATTCAATCGCTCTGTGAACCGTTTTTTTACCCGTAGTGGGTGTTATTACGACTACTTTCATTTATCCCCCTATTAAAACATCAATTGGATTCATTTCTCACTCACTCGCTTTCTGTAAAATTTCTTTTGCAAAAATAATCATATGTAAAATTTCAATATGTTGAACATCTCCAACAATATCATCTAAAACCTTGACTATTTCATCATCAGTCAATTCACGCATTGGATGTGTATAAAGAAATTCACAATTTTTAACCCTAGATGCCCAATCCGACCCACTTCCAGCATCCATATATAAATAACCATTTCCATCAAAATCGTAACGTAATGCTATTGGTTCACTCATTTTTTTCCCTTATTGATTAAAGTTACAATTTCATCAGCTGTTTCGTTTACCATAACAAAATTTTGATTATCAAAATGGATGCCACTACCATTTTTATAAATAATAATAGAAGTTATTAAATTTTCATTTACAAGATAATCAAGACCATCATTTCCATGTACTAAAATCATCTCCCCACCCCCATCAAAATCACCTCAAGAATCGCTGACCCAACTCCCCAAACAAGGCCTGTAAGAAATAGCATCATAAAAAAGATGCAGATTGCTTCAAAAATAAAGGTAAATAGTTTAGTCATTCTTGCTCCTTTGGTGGATTGGGTAATGGCATCCAATGGGTTACACGCAAAACATAATCTACTTCACCATAATCACTCCACCAATTTTTACCTTGATATGAGCCTATTAATATATCCGCTTCATCTGAAAAAATTAAAATAGTTTCATGTCTTTTTGGAAATTTATCTTTAACGCTAATCCATTCACTCATTTTTTCATCACCTCCTCAACTTTTTTATAAAAGAGTTCTTTATGGTCATTATTTCTTGACTCAAATAAATGGTAATTACAATCAGCAAAAGTAGTGCCAATCCCGTAACTGTCTGGCACCCCAGCTAAAGCCCATTTAGGCTTCTCAAAATGCGTTATTGGCAATAAATAAACGTGTTGGTTATACATGCGCCAAGTATCCGTCAATAACTGCGCTACATCACCGTAGGGAGTTGCCTTAAACGATGGTTTGCCAAGTTTTTCATACAACATTTTATGCAAGACAAGAAAAGAAGGTGCTGCAAAAGTCTTTTTAGCCACTTCAGAACCGAGATGATTGGTTGATTGTATGTTTCCCACTAAAGAGCCATCTTGTGCCTTATGAATCCATTTAACGGCTTCAGATAAATTAGTGATAATGCAATCGACATCCACAAATAAAATGATTTCTGCATCTGTTGTATCTGTCACCCATTGCATCCAGTCTGCATGATTAATACCATCAATACAATGTTGAAAAATAGGTAAATCTAATTTTTGAAAAACTTTTTGTTGACCCCAAACGATTCGTTCATCAATATTTTGCCAATGCAAACTATAAATTTTTAATCTCATCTTTATCCCCTTGTTAGAAAATGCCAGTTTATCTAAGCAGCCGACTGGCGCAGCCCTAACACCCCCCTAGACTGGGCGGAACTCTTTAATCATTACTGTACATCCACCACCCTTTTTTAAATCACCACGAGTCACTAATAAAAATTGAACTTGCACATCATCATTAAAAATACCCGCATCTTGACACGCATCGAGTATTGGTTTTAAACAATTATCAACATCCATTAATTTTTTTGAACGAGGATGAAGTATTACCGCAACCGCAAGGGGAATATCACTTAGTTTTGGTATGCGATGTTCCAGAACATAATCTACAACTGCTTTTTTGAACAATTGCCCTCTTTTACTGATATAACGCCGATGTCCTGACGCTAACCAATATGCATTCATGCTAGGCGGATACGGTAATCTTAAAGTAATCATCAGAACGGTATATCGTCATCATCCATGCGACTAACTGGCTTTGGATAAACATCATCTGCTTTAGGTGGAGGCACATAATTATCTTCAGATAAAGATAACAAACTACCTTTAGCCGTTCTTTTAGTCCATGCCGCTAATTTAACTTGATCTCCAGCTTTAAAATCTCTCGACAAAGTTATCAAGCCAGTGTAATCAGGACTTCTATCATGTTTTTTGTTATTTTGGAACAAAACACCTTTTCCTGGTTCTGCGTTATGTGCGCTACTCATCAATCCTCCTTATTTGCACGATGTATTAATTGTAAAAACTTAGAAAGTGTTACGCTATCCCAAGTATCCATAAATGCTTTATTTGCTTCTTTTAAAGACTCGTATTTTTCAGCTTTTTCTTCAACCGTTAATTTAGAGTTTTTAATTCTCTTAAATAAATTTACAAAACCCTCTTGCCAATCATTAACTGTTAAAAAAGATGCGTAAGCAGCAGTCGTGTTAGGCACATACAAATATAATATTTCAGAGCCTTCAACATCTTCGGGCATCATAGTAACTGCCACGTTACCTTGCATAACGATTACTGGAGCTATGTCTTCTTCTATTCTAGCTGGAGTAATATCCCTCTCTGGTTTTCTAGGCTCAAAGTCTAGCACTTCCTCTGAACTGTATTGACCTAAAATACAAGCGGGATAAATCGACCTAATTGCTCGTGAAATCACCCTCGCCCTCAACATATCTTCGGGGTACTTTGTCCAAGCTGAATTCATTTTGTAAATGCCAGCCTCTTTAGCCATTTCAATTGTCCACTCGACTGTAATGCTGCCACCAGACTCATGGGTAAAAGTACCAATACAACGCTTGGCACCTATTTCTTGCCATTGCACCTTACCACCCGCCTGTTGAAACCTTGCCAAGATTGCTTGACTCTTGAGAGCTGGGCGACCTTGAATAATGTCATACTCTTGCATCACTGTTGCTGGGTGCTTGTTTTCTGCTTGAGCCACCAACATGACTGCAATGACTTGATCCTTCGTTTGAAAACCATAAAACTTACTTCGGACAATGGCATCTGCCATCACCCCCATATCTTGAACCGTGACTAAAGCGTTCATATAAATTTCTCCCAAAGTGTTAGTAGAGTATCAATGACAGAACTGGCTGCCATCACATAAATTGCAATATCAATGTTATTCATCATAGTTATCCCAAACAATAATAAAAATCAACGCAAGGGCAAAACCAATGAGCAAACCTAAGTAAAATTCAATCATTTGATTAAAAACCTCCGTGAACCAATTTGTTCAACTACAAACTTTGAGTAAATGTCGGGCATGGCAGTCTTAAACAAATCAGCGGAAAACTTCATAGAGGCTTTTGAGGACTTCCAGGTCACTAAGGTATTACCATCAAACGTGCGAAGCTCTGAACGGTCACCTAATGCGTTTCTAATCTCGGTTTCCCACTCATCACCAATCGTTTCGAGCTCTTTGATTTTTGCTTTCAACTGCTTAAGGTCACTTACACGGGTTTCTAACGATTGATTAGCGATAACAATGCCATCGACTGACTGAGGATAAGCTAACTTCGCATCATCAACTGATTGCGCCTTTGGAACAGTTCCAGATACAACATGCGCCCAAAATACGGACATTTGTTTAATAAAGTCTAACTTTTGGTCTTGTGTGAAAGTAAAGTCAAACGTCACAAACTCTTGTCCACCAAAAAGGACTGCCAATATTACTCGATCAACATTATGAACTGTTGCTTCATGTAAACATTGAATGTAATCAGCGGCTGGCACTCGATTTGTTTCTGCATCAAACTTATTGCGCACCATTGCATTGTAGTTTTTGACTTCAACCAATGTATCACCAGCGGTGTTAATGTAATCAAAGTGAGAGCGCAGCCAATCTTCTTTTGCATGACTCATTGCGTAATCAGCTTCCTTCAACTCCATTTTCAACCGATCACTGGCAATACGAGCAATTGTTGGCTGCATTACATGACCCATCTGTACGGCTTCAACACCGCTCAAGTCTGGGGGTGCCAACTTACCTTGTTTGATTAAAACAGTTTCTACTGCATTACCATTCATGACTTGACGGCTATCACCACTCCACCATGCTGCATTTCTTACTGCTGGTTCAAAATCATTTCTGTCGTTCATATTAGCTCCGCCATTGTTTTAACAAGTTCTTTAAGAATTTCAATCTTATCTTCGAGTTCACCAATCTCACTCTCCAACTCGTCATTTTTGTTTTTCAATTCATTAATTTGAATTTGATAACCTACTTCCATTATGGTTGGTTCTTCCATCATGCACCTCCACGACAGAAAACAGAGGCGATGTGTTCATCATCATCCATCTCAAACTTTGGTTCAAACCACTTACCTTCCATACCGCATCCAATCGTTTCCAACTGATAACGATTTTGACGTGCATCTCTGGTTTGAAGCGCACCAGACACTAAATCAATGCCATTGTTGGGACTATGACAATCATTTAAACCATAAATATGGGTGCCATTTTTTTCTTTGTAATACTTACAATCTTTACAAATCTTCATAATATTTTCCTTTTGTTAGGTTATAAAAACATATCAATCTACTACAGTTCACATCTTACTACATAAAAAATAATTATTGCAACATATATTTTATATTTATATATATATACAACTATCTATACACAACTATATCATACCTCACACAAAAACATATACATACACAATTATATTATAACAAGTTATAATATAAGTATATAGATATCTATATATAATATAGTAGTAACAACGGGTCTTTGGGGTTCTTGGGGTTTACCAATGGGGTTTTTTGCCGACCACTAAGGACAACTACCATGCCTTGACCCCCTATGGATCAACTTCTGGTAAAAGTTCCTTTTTTGGTAAACCACTTAACACACAGGCGCGCGCGATAAAAATCCCTTCCCTAATAGAGCTTTAATCACCTGGTCAAATTACCTCAAAATTGCTCATTTTTGCCCTGATTTTGTTGGTTTTTAATGGATTTATGCTTGTTTTTCAATTGTTTAAGACGAAAAAAAACCCTTATTTCTAAGGGTTATAAAGGGTTTTACAGTGGTTTAGATTATTGCCAGTAAGAGTAATCCCAGTACAAGCAATAAAGCACATACAATGTCATCTTTAGTGGGTTTATCATGGTTCATTGTGATTTTTCCTTACTGGTAATTGTCGATAATTTATTAACATTGCCATACTTGTATCTTGATGGATTGTAAATGTAATCCATAAATTGATTGCAAGTAATATCTTCATTGTATAACTTGTCATATAAATTATATACATCTTGCAATTGATTGACTGCTAAAAAGTTTTCTAAATCATCAATTGATAGTGCTTCCAGTTCATCAAAACCTAAATACATCAAGTCTTGAATACAATTCTCGGCATCATTCAAAGCAATTTCTGTCAAATCTGCTTTAGTGGTTTTACCATTGTAGTTATAACCCTTCCAGTCATAATCATCATATTGCCATGAATTACCATACTTAAAACTCTTGTAATGGTATTTCTCAATTGCACTCTTAGCCTCTTTTTTCCACTGCTTATGATTTTTAACGAATGTATCACTTATTTTTGTCGGTGCTGACCAAGCATAAGTATTCGATAACCATAAACCACCCCAGTAATATCCACTGGTATCGTTTATAGTCGTCATTCTGCCTAAATTGTCCATTAGTACAAATTTATTACCACTACCAATATGTTTACTTATCAATTCTTTAAAAGCTCCTGTAAAGGCAAAATTAGGGTTTTTAGATAGCATAGGTTTTAAATAATCTTCAATGTAATGCCATGTATCAGACATCTTTAAATCTTTAGCATTGCCAGTACCTAAAATGCCATTGTGCATTAATGCCAAGTCAATGCCATGCTCTTTTTTATTCAAGACCTGATAAGGATGACAATTGTTTAAATCAATGTTGCCATGAGTACGCATCCTAAAATGGATTGCACAAGTTTTACCCTTTACATACTCTTGATAAAACGCAATTGCTTCTATTTCAGTTTTGGGCAAAATCTTTTTAATAACAAGCTCATTGTTCTCGGCAAACATAATGCCGATACCATCACTGTTATATTCATAAAAATCTTCAATCCAATGCTCGGCGAGTACTGGGGAGTTATTTAGTTTAGTTATTAGTAAACACATATTATTTAATTTTCCTTATGTTAGTTGACGGATTATTCAAAAGTTACAAGCATAGAAGTATTGATACTGGCAATAGTCTTATTAGGTTTTGTTGGTAAAGTAAAACCCTTTTTAACTAAATACTCTCTTAAAAATTTTGTATCACTTTTATTGTCATCAAAACAAATAAATTCTAAAAATTTATGAGTAGTTAAATTGTTGATACTGGCATCTTTAGTAAAGAAGTAAGAAGCATAAGTAAACTCAAGACATGCCATGATGGTTGAATAAACTAAAGAACCTTTAAACAATCTAAATTCAATTGTTCTCTCATTCTGAAAATTCAAAGCCTCATATCTATCAGTATTTAAATGTCTTAATTGTCTTTCTTTTACTTTGCTTGAGGCAAGAGAGTGCTTTAACCAGTTCTTATTTGTTTTCTTATCACTAAACTTTGCGTAACTGGCATTGTCCCTTCTAGCAATTGTTTTAATTAAATGTAAGTTATTTGTATCATTGATAAACAAAATTAACTTACTGGCATGGAGAGTAGTCATCTCTCCTTTATCAATATGCACATGTAATCCACAAGTATTTGTGTTATGACTACGCATATTTCTAAATTTCTGATTGAAATACTTTAACTGTTCTGCATGTACATCAAGACCAGTCCATGAAGTGACCATCTCAAAACCATAATCTAAACTTCTATCATTTTCCAGTAAGCAATAGGTATATCTCTTACCATCTCTCCAGTAGTCGGTAATATTATTTAAAATATCCTCTGCCTTATCTCTTAGGTTATCCCCATCAATCTCCATTTCAAGCTCTATACCTAAGAGAATTTTTCGTTTATCGTAAGCACTGGGGATATGCTCTAAATCTTCTAGGGAACCATGATAAGACCTGATTAAGTCGCTGTTATCCTCGTCATCATTATCACTGTCTCTGTCTCTGTCTACATAGTACCCATTTCTCTCAGACCACCTATAACTGCGTACACAACAATTACAAACCCCATAATCATCACCAACATTGTGATAGTCGTCATCATGTAAAAAATACTTATCACAGTCATTACAATTAAAAACACTGTCCCTAAAATTTTCTTCTAGCCAGTCAATCATATTGGTTCTAACAAATAAATCATGTTCTGTCGCATTTAAAGTGTATAAAGCATCATAAATATTATTGCTCTTTAAAGCATTGTTTAAAGCAATACCAAAACACCTATACTTTGCCTTCATTACATGCCATGAAGCCAAATTGTTTACATAGTGCTTTACATAATCTTGACGAGGGAACAAACCATTTAAAGGGTTTAAATTGTCTCTAATCACTGTTTTACGATAATACTTAGCTTGTCTAAACAGTCTTTCTCTCACTACTGGGGTATTGTTAAATCTACTCATAATAGAAAATTCCTTAATGTTAGTTAGTTATATGTACATGTGTACTACTCGATTGTAAATCAAAAGTAATACTTTTGTACATATATTTATATAACATATATACATATTTTATATACTAAATATAGGTAGTAGTATTTAACCTATATATATATATGTAGGTAGTATAGTTTTGGGTAAAGATTTGATATATGTCCACCACTCGCACTCTGGTAAATATAGTATATATTATATGGGGTATATGATATGATACTACTATACATATATATAATTATATAGTATATATGTACTATGATATGGGTATATGGGATAGTATGAATATACCAAGCACGAGTAGTAGTTCGGTTTTCCAGATGGGCACCAGGTTGCACTGGTGGGAGCCCCATACCAAGTTCCCCCCAAAAAAAATACGTGTTTTTCGATATAGTAGAAATAAACTATAAAATATAGTGTATATTAATAACTGGTTATATTGAATAAGGAATATGTATGTCAGATATTGTTATTGAAAAGAATGTAGGATTACCAAAAGAGAGGAACAAAAACAAATATCCATATTTAGAAATGGAAATAGGTGATTCTTTTTTTGTGGAGAATGGTAAGTTAGGTCTTATTTGCAACTTAAATTATCGTATGTTAAAACTACATGCCAAGCGTTATATTGCTAGGTCAGAAGCTACGGGGGTGAGAGTATGGAGAACCGAGTAGATCCTATCCTTGAAAACTTAGGTACTGCCCCAGATGACTTGAAGAAAGCGTACATTGAGCGGGTGTGGAACATGACGAAAAGTGAACTGTTCAATGAGTTGATGCGAGTACAAGCTGAGAGTGCCAAGATAATTACCGCCTCTCATAACGAGATTGTGCGCTTGCAAGGGGTGTTGAGAGAGTTAGAGTCTGGTAGTGGGTTACATTAAGCCAGAGGGCATTGAGAAGGTTTGGGAAGAACAGTTATTAGCAAGCCGTAGCATCCTCAAGACCGAGATGTTAAATGTATTGCACTGTGAGTCAAAAGAAGATAAGAAGGCACTATATCAGCGTTGGAAAGCAGAGTATTCGGAGTTGATGGTGCAAGACTTAGTGAAGTGTGCCAAAGATCGTAAGAGTTGTTTAATGACGGCTAATTGGAATTTAGATAATTTTGAACCAAACAGAAGAAAAAAACATGAGCGGATTTGATTTACCTAACTTTTACAAATTCTGTAATCAACTCAAGATTGAAACCAAAGAACAAGGGCTGCGCAAGATGGATAACTTGCTTGGCACCCAGACCTATGTGATGAATGAGATTGACAAGGGGTTGAAACAAGGGATTCACTTCTATGTCATTCTCAAGGGAAGGCAACTCGGTATTACAACCATCTCTCTTGCCCTCGACTTGTATTGGCACTATATCCATAACGGCTTGAACGGCACCCTTGTGACAGACACCGAAGAAAACAGAGATATGTTTCGAGGCACACTCGGTGGGTATATGGACGGGTTACCCAAAGAATACAAGATTCCAATTCTCACCCATAACCGCAATAGCTTATCTCTGAAGAACCGTAGTCGTATCTTTTACCAAGTCGCTGGTTTGAGGGCTAAGGGCTCTTTAGGTCGTGGTAAAGGGATTACGTTCTTGCACGGCACAGAAACCTCGTCATGGGGCGATGAGGAGGGTCTAGCATCACTTTTAGCTTCTCTTGCTGAAACCAATCCCAAGCGTTTGTATATCTTTGAAAGTACCGCTCGTGGATTCAACATGTTTCACGACATGTATGTGGAAGCCAAGAAAGCCCGCAGTCAAATTGCTATCTTCTGTGGC